CTATGCCCTTCCTTCAGCCTTCATCCGCTCGTATTTGGCTTTGAGACGCTCTGCAGGTGTCGGTCCCTTCGACGATACTGGTGCTGCCAACGCTCTACGAACGGGCGGAATCGGCTTCCCGGCCAGCACCCGCTTTTCCCACACATCCAGAATGTCACTGGCTTCACGCTCGAGTTCTTTAAGACTCAACTGACCATTTGTTCCACGGCGCCGCAGTTCAAGGCAAATGTGGTAATAAACCGCCTTTGGCCACGGATATAGCTCGCTGCTCGGGTACCGATAAACCAGCTTCCTCCACTTCCAGTATTCAGCCATGACGTCAGCAGTGGTGATCCCCAGCACGCAGTGCCCTTCCCTGCACCACTTGATGAACTGGCCTGGCGACGGCAGAAATGGACGCTCCTGACGGCGTACCTGGCGCATACCGGCTTCAACCTGCTCCATGGTGTTTATCCCGTTTTCTTTGAAGGCCAGCACCCACTGTCGGCGGATCTCGTTCACGTCTTCCTGGCTGCGATTAACCAGGCTTGCCGGGAACGCGGCCGCCAGCTGTACAAATAGCCCGTTGATAATCTGCGCCACCTGCTGCGTTTGTTCGCGTTCAGTGTACTGCTCAGGTAGGTTGTGCGCCACACGGCGAGCCTGTTCCCGGTCAAAACTGCGAATGCTCTCTGCAAGATGTTTCATTCCAGCACCCCGTCAATCCAGTCGGTGTTATGCAGGTCGATACCGCCCCGGGAAGGTTTTACCGCTCCGGTTGCGCGCAGCCGTTTGGTGGTGAGTTGATCCCACTTCTTGCGCAGACTCGAAGGGCTCAGGATGTTGTCTTTCCAGAACTCGTCCCGGTTGGCCCACTGGAACAGGTCACAAATATCATAGTGTGTGCGCTTGTCCTGGATACGCATCAGCCTGATGGTGTTTGCCCATTCAGCCCAGTTGGGTTCGGAGAGCGATGCGTTGACGGTGAGGAGCCTGTCGTAAATCCAGCGGGCGGCCTTGAGGTCGTCAGCGGATCCCCATGATTTACCTGCTGGGGTGTATATCCCGTCGGCAGCTTCAGGATGGCGAGAGAGAAACTTTTGAGTTTTCTGGTTTCGGAATTCGTCAGAATTCCGAGACGAGGATATTTTATTATTGTTCTTGTTATAGTCTTGGGTGTCTACCGTTTCCGGGAAGGTTTTTCCCGTTTTCGGTAACACTTTTCCCGATTTCGGGAAGACTTTTCCCGTTTTCGGTTTGTCTAAAATCCAGGCGGAAAGGTCAGTATTTATACCGACCGTTTTCATTACGCCCTGCTTTTGACTGAAGATGATTTTGCGTTCTGCGAGTGATTTGAGCGCATCAGAAACATGCGAATCACTCAGCCCTGTAAGCTCGGCAATCACCGTGTTCGTCACGCGGTCCTGTTTCTTGTTCCAGCCGTAGGTAAGCCAGATCACCGCCTCAAAACATTGCCATTCCCGGCCTGACATTCTCAGACGAGGCTTGAGCTTTTGGATCTCGTTAGCGACCTTGGTATACCCGTTCGACAGGTCGGCCATACGACCTCCCGGTTGTTCGGTTCTGTGGGGGAAATTGATAATTTCAGCTGTGTTTGACATACTTAGCTCCGCAATTACACTCCGTTTTTGCACCTGAAAGTCGGTTCTGTTCGCGCAGACCGGCTTTCGCCTTTTCTGAAGTCTTCACATTGCCCCCAACATGGTTGTGACCATCGCCAGCAGCGGCGCTGTGAGATCCGGATCGACACGGAACATTTCGAAAATCCCCTCTCCTAACTCCTTCAGCTTTTCCTTCTTCGGTGCATCGAGCATCAGAGCTTGCTTCGCCTCACTTACCTCTTTTTCCAGCCGGGCCATTCGGTAAGCAAACGAGTCGTTCTTTACGACACGGTCGCGGTATCGAAGCGGCAATACAGACATAATCGCTGGCAACAGTTGCTCGACGTTTCTACGGTAGGATGAGGAATCGTCTTTATTGTCCAACCAACGGAACAGCTTCACGTTCCAGACATCTGCCTCGCCTGAGAAATCCACGCCATCAAGTTGAAGTTCTTCCGCCGCTTCTTGGATTTGAAGCGCAACAGCTACGCGCCCTTCTGCCGCTGCCCATGCCCGGACTGCAGAACAAATATCTCGATGATCAACATCCTGCGCTGCCGATTCGCTTTTATGACACGGGAATATCATTGGATTAGAGGAAGCTCTGCTACTCTGTTGAAATGAAAAAGTTTGCATTGTTAAGGCTCCTGTTTAGGTAAACCGTCTGTGGGGTTTGGGTAGAGATCTGGACGTAGTTCGTGGGGAGTTACGCCGGTCACACTATAAATTGGGAGTACTCGATCAGCTGGAACCACTCCCATATAGCGATTTCTCCAATGACTGATGGTCATTGCGCTTACTTCAAGCAGCCCCGCTAAACGGGTTGCTGTTCCGGCTTTGATGATGGCTTTATCAATTGCTTTCATAATTAGCTCCAGTGTCAATCGACCTAATTAAACAAAATGTTTATTTCAATGTCAACATTTTGAAAGTTGAGGTCTTAAACTTTTGGTTTAGAATCCGTACATGAAAGAAAAAATTCATCAGATAAATAACCCGCAAGTTCAGAGACTTAACGAGATCCTTGAACTTAAGAAGCTGACCAAGTCAGACATGGCACGCATTTGTGGCGTCAGTGCTCAGTCTGTCAATAATTGGTTCGTTCGTGGGACGATTGGGAAAAGCTCAGCTATAAAGCTTGCGGATGCGCTTGGGGTAAGCCTTGAGTGGATTCTTGGTCAGGATGTTGGTGAGAGAAACGGATTGAAGCCGGACGAACAACGGTTGCTGGAACTATATCGTCAGCTTCCAGAAGAAGAGCAACAGAATATGCTCCGCATTTTTGCGATTCGCCTGAAAGAGTTGGACGAGCTATACGAGAAGTACATAAAGGGGCGGATTCGTACGCAGGATGAATAGTAGTGATATTCAGCCAAATATTTTTAATATGGAACTTAAAATCATTTTTTGAGCACGTTTAATTTATCTAAGATCTTTTAATATTTAATCATATTTTGAGGGCTTTAAATGAACATTCTTGGTGTTAGAGCGGCTCCCAAAGTCGCTTCATTCATTGTTTATAACACGGAAAGCTGTCAAGTACATTGCTCAGATGTCATAAGAATCCCGGCGACACTGGATATACCCGAAAAACTAAAATATGTTAGAAATAATATTTTAGATATATTACGATTTTACAATGTTGAAGTTGCCTCCATTAGGGTGGCTGAGTCAAATTCACAGAACCTTAATATTGAACGATTATATATCGAAGCTGTTATTCAGGAAGCATTCTCAAGTAGCGAAGTAAAAAAATATATTACAATTCGCCAGAACGGTATTAAATCATCACTAAACCTCTCTCAAGAAAATTACAAAGCATTTTTAAAATCTGAACTAACGATTCACGGGATAGACAATTCTAATTTCAATTCTGAAACCAATGAGGCTTTGTTATCTGCATTAGCAGCAGGGGCTAGATTATGATTAATCCACATAAGCGCGCGGACGTTTCATTCACTAAAATCCGAGATTTAGATGAACAAGGCTGCTTTTCAACGGTATATTTAGCTCATGACCAGAATTTAGATCATGAATTGATTATAAAAGAGATACCTAAATCTGCCGGGGCAAGTAAGGATGAGTATTTTACTGAGGCACGACTTCTTTATAAGCATTCTCACTCCAACATTGTTCAAGTACAATATGCAGCAGAATGTAATGATAATGTTTACATTGCAATGCCGTTTTATCAAAATGGTTCGTTACAGAAAAAGATTGAGACATATAATTTAACAAGCCGCGAAATCATAAGATACTCTATACAATTTTTAAGCGGTTTATACCATATACATTCAAAGGGGCTTATGCACTTTGATATAAAACCAAATAATATACTTATATCTAATCGTGATGAAGCATTGCTTTCAGATTTTGGATTGTCAAAGCTAATAAACACTAATGGCAGAGCAACCCCTGATACCGGTTATTTTTTCCATATTCCACCTGAATACTTCACTCTTGCAGCAGCGGAATTTAATTTAACTTACGATATTTATCAGGCTGGGTTAACAATGTACAGAATGTGTGTTGGAAATATAGCATTTGAAAGTGAGCGTTCTCAATACCAAACAGAGGACCAACTCGAAAATGCGATTTGCAATGGAACCTTCCCTAGCAAAAACTATCCTCCGCATATTCCTAAAAAGCTTATATCAATTATTGATTGCTGCTTGGAAGTTGATCCTAATGACAGATATCAATCGACTTTAGATGTTTTAAATGACTTATCTGATATTAGTGATGGCGCGCTTGACTGGAGATATCAGCCTTCAACTACTGCCGGTCAGCATGAATGGCACAAAACAGATAAGGATGTTATAGTATCTATAGTTTTCGATGCATCAACAGCATCTACGACGGGTAAGCGGATCTATCCCGACAACTCAGTACGGAAAATTACAGCTTTGTCGATTTCATCAGGGTGCACCCCGGCCAAGCTGTATAAATTGTTGAAGGACAATTAGATATGAAAAAAAACGAGGGAGTAGTTAAGCTGCCTCGTCGCAGGCGAGAAGCAGCCCTAGCAAGCCCTTATACAAAAGAAGAATTTATTGATAGCTCTCAAGACGCTGATTGCAAAAATCATAAAAACTTCTCCAAAGGTTCACTTGCTTTAAAATACTTCAAAATGTAGCCCGGCCTTTGCGCCGGGTTTTTCATGTCGCCCCCCTCCATCTATCCATCTATCCATCTATCCATCTCCAAGTCGTGGTTCCTCACTCTCTCGTCCTGAACTTTGCCTTTGAATTTTGAGCCAGCAACTTACAAATCATACCCCTAGAATTTGTGGTTAAACTTTTTGTTTATCCGTACTTATTCATTTTGTTGACATTAGTTTAAACTTTGTGTTTAATTTATCTCACCAAGACGCACTACGAACCACCAAGGCAAGACGCCCACGCAGTAGCCGCCGACGGCATACGAATAGTCGGATGAGGTGGAGAGATTAACGCGCATCAGGTGTAAACGTTCCGCTGGCCGGCGATAAGGCAAACGAGGGTGAGAATGATTGATTTCGCACGCAAACCAGGACGGCAGCAAGCCGTAAAACTGAACTTCTTCGAGGTGATTCTTCGCCGCCTGTGCTACCTGCTGGCGCAAAAGGGGAATCCAGATGTGTAATTCAACAAAATGCGGGTATTGCGGCAAGCTGGTTACACCGGGGGAAGTAGTCAAAAGTACCCTTCTCTATCGCAACGGCTCACAGCTGGCGCGCAAAGAAAAAGAATACTGCTCTGAACGTTGTGCTTCGCACGACCAGATGGCCCACGAGGCATAACGTAAAAGCCGCGCAAGGCGGCCCGTACGTCCGGTGCTCCCGACCAAAGTTACACCGGAAAACTACTAAAAAAACCAAAGTTCACCCAATGGGCGCTATCTCTGGCCCGGGGATCTTACATCCAAAAAAGAGGATCTCACATGGAATTTTTCTATGTAGTTAAGGCTACGCAGAAATCTGGCAAAGAAGACGCAGTGATTTGGTTCACTGCTAAATCAGAAGCCCGTGCCAACCTGCAGCTCGATGTTGAGCTGGAAGATGCCGGTATTGAAACCGGCCGCGGTAAGGATTATGCCAAACCGGTTCGCACTGATTTCCCGGTATATAACGACCTCCCGGAAGAAAGCACCGTGGATTACACCTGGTGCAAACGCTACGAACTGCAGGACGATGGACGCACCTGGCTGCCAAAGGCTGGCGCTGAGTCGACTAGTGCCGTGGACAACACTGCCGCACCGGAGACGTCCGTTAATGTCGAAACCACCGTCGAGAGTGTCCCGGTTGAAAACCGCACTCCAGCGGTTCGTTATGCCGTCCACCTGACCAGCGACAAATACCAATCACATATCACTAAAGAGCAGCAGCTGACGGCCAGCGAAATGTCTCTGGATGAAGGCAACACTTATCTCCAGAACCTGCTACAGGCGAAGAACGGCATTCCTGAAGTTGCCGAACTCAGCCTGAACGCTGAGTGGAAACTGGTTCAGGCGATTAAGCAGGTATTCGCGCCAGATGAGGCGCACGAAACTGAAATTATTGCTGCATTCATGGCTGACTGGGCGAGAGCAGATGCCGGCGACCGCAATCAGTTAGTTGAAGAGTGGAGAAGCGGAAAGCTTGCTCTTCTCAAATCAGAAATCACCAGCGACGCCGATGTTACAACCGATCAGGTTCCAGAACCCGAAAACGGTATTCAGATTGACGAGAATGATGACGAAACCACACGTTATCCGGTCGTTCGTATGCCCTTCCGCAAGCAGCTACTCGCTCAGTTCACCGCCGACGAACTGCGCCACCACTTAACCCGAGAAGAGTACGAAGCTATCAGCGCGCTGGAGATGGACACTGACAACGGCTATGTCCAGAACCTGTTGCTGGCGGCAGAAAACTGCGAAGAGGTTAAGGGTTACGATACCAAAGACCTGTGGCGCTACACCGACGCCATTCGCAAGGTGTTCAGCCAGGAGAAGCGTCACGAACTCGCTTTGGTTCTCCGATTCACCCAAATCTGGGCGGCAACTGATTATATCGATCGCGGTATTCTCGTTCGCGAATGGGCAGCCGGTAATCGTATCAGTAATGTTCAGCGCACTGATTCTGGGACCAATGCAGACGGTGGCTACGTAACGGATCGCGGCGAAGGCGCGCATCACACTCTGGACACCCTCGATCTTGAGATCGCATGCGCCCTACTGCCTATGGACTTCCACCACTTCGAAATTCCTTCGAGCGTGTTACGACGTGCCAAAGAAATCGTGGCGAAGAAAGAAGAACCATGGAAATCATGGAGCGCCATCCTGCGTAATCAGCCCGGCATACTGGCGGTGAACCGTGCGGCAATCTTCAACTTGATCCGCATCGCGCCAGAAAACATTCACCACACGCCAGCGGCTCATCTTGAGTTTGTGAATAAAACCATGATGGCTGAATTTAACTCTGCTGTGGAATTACTGCCGTTGCCTACTCCTGTAGTTGAGACTGAAGCCCCAGCTGAACAACCGCAGGTTGAAAATCTCGGCAGCGGCGTGTTCTCCATCGATGGCCTGATGGGTGGAAATACCGAACCGGTCGTCAATACCTCCTCAAATGAAGTCGAAAAAACGGAAAACACAGCGGAGACCACCAGCGATGTGCAGATGGAAACGGCTAAGCCAGAAAAAGACAAAGATGTTGGTTCGGTACCACCGAGCGAAAGCACTGATGCAGCTAATTCGCAGACAGATTCCGTAGCGTTGGAAGAACAGCAAGCAGTACCGGTAATTGAATACCCGGCTTACTTCGAGCCTGGCCGCTACGAAGGCCTACCGAATGACGTTTATCACGCAGCAAACGGCATTAGCTCAACCCAGGTGAAAGATGCCAGGGTCAGCCTGATGTACTTTAACGCGCGCCATGTGGCTAAAACCATCCCGCGAACAGCATCCAAAGTGCTGGATATGGGAAATCTGGTGCACGCTCTTGCACTGCAGCCGGAAAACCTCGAAGCAGAGTTCAGCGTAGAACCTGAGATCCCCGAGGGTGCTTTCACCACCACCGCAACTTTGCGTGAGTTCATCGACGCGTACAACGCCAGCCTTCCGGCACTACTAAGCGCTGACGAGATTAAAGCGTTGCTAGAAGAACATAACGCATCCCTTCCCGCTCAAGTGCCGCTTGGCGTCAGCCTGGAAGAAACGGCTCAAAGCTATATGGCTCTCCCAGCTGAGTACCAGCGTATTGAAGAAAGCCAGAAGCAGACAGCAACAGCAATGAAGGCATGCATTAAAGAGTACAACGCCACCCTGCCCGTGCCGGTTAAAACCAGCGGCAGCCGTGATGCGTTACTTGAGCAATTAGCAATCATCAATCCAGACCTGGTGGCGCAAGAAGCGCAGAAACCGACACCGCTGAAAGTGTCCGGTACCAAAGCAGACATGATCCAGGCAGTTAAATCAGTTAAGCCCGATGCCATCTTCGCCGACGAACTGTTGGATGCCTGGCGCAACAACCCTGGCGAAAAGATATTGGTTACCCGCCAGCAGTTGGCCACAGCGCGGGCAATTCAGTCTGCACTCCTGGGGCACCCGACCGCCGGCATGCTGCTGACACATCCAAGCCGCGCCGTTGAAGTGAGCTATTTCGGTTTCGACGACGAAACCGGATTAGAAGTGCGTGTACGCCCTGACCTCGAGATTGAACTGGACGGCGTGCGCATCGGTGCTGACCTGAAAACCATCAGCATGTGGAACGTTAAGCAGGAAAGCCTGCGCGCTAGGCTGCATCGGGAAATCATTGACCGGGACTACCACCTCAGTGCGGCTATGTATTGCGAGACCGCGGCGCTGGACCAGTTCTTCTGGATTTTCGTCAACAAGGACGAGAACTACCACTGGATCGCCATCATCGAGGCGTCAACCGAACTGCTGGAACTGGGGATGCTCGAGTACCGCAAAACGATGCGCGCCATCGCAACCGGATTCGACACGGGCGAATGGCCAGCGCCGATCACTACCGATTACACCGATGAACTGAACGACTTCGACCTGCGCCGCCTCGAAGCGCTGCGCGCTCAGGCTTAAGGGGGATTTATGCATAACACTAACGTTACCGTTGCTGACCAGAACACCGTTATTAACTCCAACGTGGCTTTGTTCGATTCCCAGTATCTGAACGCCATCAGCACGTTCGCGCAGATTATGGCGCAAGGCACCGCGACTGTTCCTAAACACCTGCAGGGCAACCAGGCCGACTGCATGGCTGTAGCGATGCAAGCGGCACAGTGGCAGATGAATCCCTTTGCCGTGGCGCAGAAAACGCACCTGATTAACGGTGTGCTCGGGTATGAAGCGCAACTGGTTAATGCCGTCATCTCGCGCAGCGGCGTGCTGGCCAGCCGTTTTGAATATGAGTGGTACGGGCCATGGGAAAAGGTCGTTGGAAAATTCCATATCCGTAAAGGAGACAAAGGCGAGTACCGCGTCCCGGGCTGGACCCTGGCTGACGAAGCCGGGATCGGCATCATTATCCGCGCAACGCTTAAAGGCGAAGATCAGCCGAGAGAACTCGATTTGCTGCTGGCTCAGGCCCGTACCCGAAACTCTACCCTTTGGGCTGACGACCCTCGCCAGCAGCTGGCGTACCTGGCAGTCAAACGCTGGGCGAGGCTGTTCTGCCCGGATGTGATTCTGGGCGTCTACACCCCGGATGAACTCGATGATCGACGAGAAGAACGAGAGGTAAACCCGGCACCTGCGCAGCACGTTAGCCTTGCAGAAATTTCAGGTGACAACGTCACTACGACTCAAACGGCTCAGGAATCAGCTCAAAATATTGATGCACTTGCTGATGATTTCCGTGATCGCATCGAGGCGGCTCAGGATGTGGATAGCGCTAAAGCTCTGCGCGCAGATATTGAAACCGTCAAAGCAACGCTGGGTTCTGCCCTGTTCACTGAGCTGAAAAACAAGGCCGTGAAGCGTTATTACCTGGTTGATGCACGGAACAAAGTCGAAGCTGCCATCAATTCCTTGCCACCTTCAGATGAGCCCGATGCAGCTGCGCGGTTCGCAGAAGTAGAGCGCGTTCTTGCATCGTCGAAACGCCATCTGGGCGACGAACTGCATAGTCAGTTCAGCATCACCCTGGCGGATATGAAACCGGAATACGTGGACTAACGAGATCGGGAGGGGAAACCCTCCCTCAAGGAGAAGAAATGCGACTGATTAATCGAGGCAGTAAGCAATCCCCTTTGGCTCGCCAGGCATGTGAAATCGCACTCGCAGCCCACCAGCAAAGATATGGTGACTATGGGCGCAGCAAGATGAAAGAGACCTATACGGTGAGAGTGGAAGGCGTGAAGGTCTGGGTTGAAGTGGTCAACTGCAAGGCAAGCTACGTGGCCACAGCAATGACCGGAATGCGCCGACTGCGTTCCCTGCCCGGCCAGGCAAACTGAAACTGAAATATCAATGACTAAAGACCGGCATATCTATACTCATGCCGGTTACCTGAGGTGAACCATGTCGCAGGTAATTTTTAACGAAGAATGGGTTGTTGGCGCAAGACTCACAGAAAAAACAGGCCTGACCGAACGACAGATTAAGAAGTATCGCCAGGGCTGTTGGGTGGAAGGTGTCCATTTTAAACGGGTTTCTCCTTCCGGAGAAAAAACCTTGCGTGGCACAACCTGGTACAACTATCCGAGAATTAATCAGTTAATAAGGGATGCGTAAGATGGCAGCTTTGCCTACAGGTGTCGAAATCAGAAACAATAAGATATGTATCTGGTTTATGTACCGGGGAAAGCGTTGCCGCGAAATTCTCAAAGGTTGGATTAACACCCCGGCGAACATCAAAAAAGCCGGGAATCTTCGGGCTGTGATCGTTAGTGAGATCAACCTTGGAGAGTTTGATTACCACCAGCGCTTTCCTTCATCGTCCAGAGCAAAAAAAACAGTAACCACTGTTTCAGTTCAAACCTTTTCAGAGCTGTGTGAACTGTGGACGAGCATTAAAGAAACCGAAATTAGCGCGAATACCATGCGTAAGACGCGCTCACAACTCGGTACGTTAATGCACATCATTAACGGAGATACGCCTGTTTCAACTATACGCCACAGCGACATTCTGAAATACAGAAAGGAGCTGTTGAACGGTGAGACACTTTACCTGGCAAATCCCAGAAGCAACAAACAGGGACGCACTGTGCGTACCGTGAACAACTATATATCGCTACTGTGTTCCCTGCTTCGGTTTGCACACAAATCTGGCTTTATCAGTGGCAAGCCCTTTGAAGGGATCAAGAAACTACACAAAGGGAAAGTAAAACCGGATCCTTTAACGAAGCAGGAGTTTAGTTTGCTTGCGGAATCCGAGCGTGGCCAAAGCCTCAATATGTGGACGTTCGCAGTTTATACTGGTGTCCGTCATGGAGAGCTTGCAGCTCTTGCCTGGGAAGATATCGACTGGGAAAAAGGGACGGCTCATATACAGCGCAACCTTAATGCGCTAGGAATGTTCGTCCCACCAAAAACCGATGCAGGTGATCGAGTTATCACGCTATTAGAGCCAGCACTAGAGGCCTTGAAGGCACAGCGTACTCTGACTTCGTTACAGCCCAAAACCGAGATTGTTTTTCATCACCGTGAGTATGGTGCGATGGAATATCAAAACCTGCGATTTGTTTTCATGCCCAGGATGCGCAAGGGCATACAGAAGGCCTACTACTCTTTATCGAGCATAGGTGCGAGATTCAACGCAGCTGTAAAACGTGCTGGTATTCGCCGCCGGAATCCGTACCATACGCGGCATACTTTTGCCTGCTGGCTTTTATCTGCCGGCGCTAACCCGTCTTTCATAGCCAGCCAGATGGGGCATGAAAACGCGCAAATGGTTTATGAAGTCTACGGTGCGTGGATTGAAGAAATGAATGGCGAACAGGTGCTGATGCTTAACGATAAGCTGGCACGCTGA